ATGTTGTCGTCAAGAAGCCGGAAGAAACTACCCAAGCAAGCGTTGGTTCGCCATCCATCCCAACTGGTGGACTTCCCAAAAAGATCGAAAGTCCATCCACTACTGAGAATAAACCTCCAAAGGCATTAGCCAAGGAGACACCTGATAATGCTCCAGAAGTCGGGAACAATCCAAAATAATTTTGACTTTTAACACCCTATAAAGGTATTTTATTTGAATGAATGCGACACTAACTGCTACAGGAAATAATTTGCGAGGCGTTGATCGTACCAAGTCCATTGTGTACGGAATCAAAGTCCTTGGCTTCAACTCCCAGAATGGCAGAGTGTATGAACGGAAGGCAATACAAGAGGCGATTCATCTTTACAACCAATGCCCTGTAAACAAGGATCACATCACGGATGCTCCTTCGTTTTCTGACCGCATTGGCTGGCTCTCTGGGCCACGCCTGGAAGCAGATGGGTTGTACGCCGACTTCCATTACAATCCACACGCAGAAGGAATTGAATCCTTCCTGTGGTTCGCTGAGAACAATGGTCTTGGCGATATTGGCTTTTCACACATGGTGCAGGGAAAGTGGACTCTCGATCCAGACGGAACTGAGCGAGTGGTCAGGATTGACCGTGTGAAAAGCGTTGACCTTGTTGCCAATCCTGCAACGACCAAAACCATATTCGAGTCTGAAGTTCCAGACAAGATTTCCAAGCTTAGTGATGAAGGTTATCCTCAAGATCAAGCGGTTGCTATCGCATTAGACATGGCAAAGCGTGGAGATATATCTGAGGAAGAGGATGGCTATAGTCCACCTGAAGAGGTGCGTAAAAACGCTGCAAGAGGTTTGGAACTTAGAGATAAACATAATCGTGGTGGAACCGAGGTTGGAGTCGCCAGGGCAAGAGATTTGTCCAATGGAAAAAGCATCTCGGCAGACACGATTAACAGGATGGTTTCCTACTTTGCCCGTCATGAAGTTGACAAGAAGGGTGAAGGTTGGGGAAAAGATTCCGCAGGGTACATTGCATGGCTTCTCTGGGGTGGAGATGCCGGTAAGAGTTGGGCAAATTCCATTGCCGACAAATTAGACGATAACACCAATAAGGAGAGTGTCATGGATGCTAAGAAGATGATGGCTGAAGAAAACCCAGTCAAGGAAATGTATAAGGAGGCAGATGCTTCCAATGCAAGCAATAGCGAACCGACAAAGGACGATGGCAAAGATTCTAAAAAGCCGTATGGCCCAGAACTTATGGCTGAGATTCAGTCTGTGTGCGAAAGCGAAGACTCAGACGATGAGAAAGGAAAGAAAATCCTTTCCATGCTCGGAATAAAGAGTGGCATGAGTGAAACAACTGATGTTGCAAACATGGGCAAAGACACAGGTACTCCTGCACAGGCTAAAAAGGCCGATGATGGTGACCCAGCAGATGACATGGATGACAAGATGGAATCTGTGAATGAGGTTGCCAAGGAATTGGCTGAACTTCGTGCCTACAAGAATAACAAGGAAAAGGAAGAAAAGATCAACGCATTGTTGGTGGAACACAAGCTGGAATCGACTCCAGTTTTTATTCGCCAGCTTTGTGCTATCGGAGAAGATTCCTGGGCAGAAGCGATTGAAGATCGCAAGAAGGTTGCCCTTGTGCGAAACAGCGTGAAACCTGTTAGTTCGGCTGAAATTCGAGGCGAGCCGAATTATAAGCAGTTTGTTGAATCTGTCCTCGGAAAGTAAAGCCATCATAAGGAGAACCAAATGGCAATTACTTACAACTACGGCAGCACGAATCCTGTGGTGGCTCCAGTTGCCACCGCTAGTGCTATCAAGGTTGGTGACCTTGTTGCGATTTCCAGCGGGAATGCAATTTCCGCAGCAGATTTTACCTGGGATACCGATGAGGCTACCACCCAGACTAATTTTGCTGCTGCTTTCCTGGGAGTTTCCGGTCAGCTTAAAAGGGCAACTGTAGCCCTTGTGTATGGCAATAGCGTTGCCAACGAGATCAGGATTGATTGCTCTGGCATTTACGAAGCCGACTTTACCGGTGGCCCTGTGGCTGTTGGTGACTTTGTTGGGCCTTCTTCTGCCAGCAATGCACTTCTTCCACAGACCTTGGAAAAGGTCGATGCAAAAACCAAGGCTATCGGCAGCGTAGTCGAAGCCAATGCTGGTAGCAGCGGTGTGGTGAAATTCCAACTGCTGTCCACGCTTAATGCTGTTGCTCGCTAACCTCTTTCATTAAGGAGAATAAACATGAAGAGTTTAGGTCTTAAGTTGAAAGAGTTTGGCAAAACCAATGGTGTTGCCAAGACTCGTGATTATCTGGCCGAAGCCATTGCCAAGGGTGACATTCACACCAGCAATATTTCACTAAGAGGCCTTGCAGAAGGCATTATCGGCGAGCAATGGGCAGAAACCATGCATCGCTATAATGGCCCTGACAGGGTGTTCATGGAAAGCACCGAGGCAGTTGATGCTTCTAATTTCGCAGCGATCACGGGCCAAATCCTGATCACGACTGTGAAAGAGAAGTACAAACTCGCTTCCTTTATCGGTGACAGTCTTGTTCAAAACATTCCATGCGGTCAGAACCTGTCTCAGGAACTGATTCCATGGTTGTCTGACACGACCAGCGAATCTGATACTGTTCAGCAGGGTATGCCCTATGCACAGACTCAATTCACCGGCAACTACACCAAGCTGCCAGCGGTGGAAAAAGTAGGTCGCATCTGTGCAATCACCGCTGAAATGATTTACGCTGACAAGACTTCACAGGCTCTTGCTTCCGCTGAATCCGTAGGTCAATACTGCGGTCTGGCCAAGGAAGAAAGAATCCTGAAGACTGTCATGGGTATTTCCGGTAACTACATCTATGGTACTGCACAAGGTTCTGAGTTCAGCCTCAATACCTATTCAGCTACCGCACAGAGTGGCCCGACCTATGGCTTCATCAACCAAGTTGATAGCTATGCTCTCTCCAATTGGGCATCTATCAACACTCTTGAACAGCTTTTCTACCAGATGAAAGACCCAAATACTGGCAAGCCAGTTGAAATCTTTGGGCCTGGAATGCAAATGCTGGTAATGCCGTTCCAGAAATATGCTGCTTCTAGGATTCTCAATCCTGCAACTGTCACCAAGAATGGGCCTTACGCAACTTCTGGTGATGTTGAGCAGTTGGAATCGCCAAACCCACTTGACACCAACTATGGCTTGCTGACTTCTGCTCACGCAAGGGCATTGTTGATTGCTAGTGGTGTATCGGCTTCTACCGCTGACAAATATGTATGGCTTGGAAACTTTAAAAAGGCTTTCGTGTGGCGTGAAGCCAAGCCTCTTGAAGTTGTTCAAGCTCCTGCAAACAACTGGGCCGAGTTCAGCCAGGACATCGCAGTTGCCATCAAGGCTTCTTGGTGGGGTGCTGCTGGTGTTATGGACCCAAGGTTCGTTGTTCGTGGCGTTCCTGCGTAACCTCCAAAACTGGGGTGGGAAGAAATTCCCACCCTGGTTTTTTAAATTAGAGGTGACCTATGCCGACTCCAGCAGAAAATCTGACTACTATTCGCAACAACTATATTAATGCGTTGGTCGCAGATTCTGCCAACCCACAACCTTCCTATAGTTGGGAAGGTGTAGCTGTTTCCAGAACGGAGTGGAGACAGCAGACTTTACAACATATCACGCAGATAAATAAACTGCTGACTTATGTTGATCCCAAGGAATTTAGAACACAGTTCATGTAATGCCAACACTAGATTTGTCTCATGAATATGTGATATTTGACAATCCAGAGGTTTTAAACCTCAAGAATGTGGATGGCACTACTGTTACGACTAATTACGGATTCCGAAGAGGAATCACAACAGCATATAGTGATCAATCAGGTGTGATGAAGATTGAGAATATGACCAGATTTTTGATATGGAAAGAAAATGTCAAGCCTTGGAAACCTGAAGTTGATTGCGAGATAACGGATCATACAGGCAAGAAGTATTATGCTAATGGCGTGAATAACATGGGTGACCAACAATACTACGAAATAGATTGTACTGTGGCATCATGAGCAAAGCACCATTTAGAAGACAGGGGCCGTTGGTTGGAGCTAATCCAGCAGATAGATACACTACGATTGAAGATACTCTTGGAGCAAACCTTACTGCTATTGGATTGACAGTTTATAAGAGAAAAGGTGCTGTAATAAGGGAATCAGACACATTCCCATGCGTTGTGATTGCACCATCGGATGATGGAGAAGAAGTTGGAATAGAAACTTTTGGTGGAATATCGGAATTCATTTATCCATTCAGGGTTTACTATATCCAAGAGTATACAAGAAATTTGAACTATGAGGATGTTGGAACAAGATACAGCATTCGCAAAGAGATATACAGGATCGTTCAGTTTGCTGCTGGTCTTAGTCCATCAAGGATATCAATTAAAGGAATTCAGCCATTTTCAATAAATGGCAACCCAAATACTGTGTACACAGTAACTGGTTTTCGGGTAAACTATGGCTTCATGGAACAAGGTTTAGTCTAAGGAGTTTTCAATGGCAGAAACAAATGTGTTTATGACAGGCAAGATTGCCTTGTTTGCTTTGGACAGAACCGATGGCATAGCTGGAACTGGTGTACTTCCTGTTGTTTCTGCAACAGTCAATGCAAAAATTGACACTCCAGATGCATCTTCATTTGCGTCTGCTGGATATGTAGCACTTGTTCCTGGAGTTCAAAGTGCAGAAATCACTGTAGAAATAGCTTATGATAAAATCGCTTTACCTCCCATATTTGCTGGCATGAAAGCTGATGTGACACTTTTGCCAACTGGTGGAAGAGCAACATTTTTGGCAACATCTCCAACAAGTACCGAAGCGACACTGGCAGCTAACGAATATTTGGATTACACAGGTGATCCTCCATCCTTTGTGTTCTACAACTGCACAGTAACCAATGTTGTTTACGATGTGCCAGTTCGTGATATTCAGAAGGTAAGACTTACGCTTATTCCTTCTGCAACTTCCACTACAAATTGGTCTGATCTTAAGTTCTAAGGAGAATAAAGCATGGCTATTCTATCGGGTCGTACAGGATCAGTCCTAATTGGTGCGGTATCTGTTCCTGCAACTAATGTGTCTGTGAATTCCAAAGCTGAAGAAATTGACACAACCAATTTCTTGAATGCCGGATTCGCATCTCACGCAATCGGTATGTATTCAGCGGAAATAACCTTAGATGTTCTCGCTGTTGATACTGGTTATGGCTGGCAGATTGGACAGACAGGATCGGTAACAGTCAATGATGGCGATCCTGCTGGAAACAATGCTGTAATCATAACAAATTGCGTTATCACGGCTATTAATTACGATGCTAATGCAAAGGATGTTCAGAAGATGTCAGTTACATTCGCCACCTATGGTGCATTTAGCTGCATAGTTGGTTAATGTTTTTTAAGAAAGGAAGCACATGGCTGATACAGTAAATACCCTCCTCAATTCCAATGGGGAGGGTGGTTCTATGACCATAGAATTCAATGGCAAGAAGTACACAGCAGGACTTATTACCCAAAAGGTAAAAGCCGAGTTTGAAAAAAGACTTGAGAAGAAAGCACTAGATGCTGTTTTTCAAATGAAGTCTTATCTTGAACCAGTTGAATTTCGTGAGGCGATTTCTGGAGTTACCAGAGATATTGCAACTGGTGTATACAGCTTTGGTTCTGAAAGTTCCGCACAGGCAATGACCACTCCTTGGGGTGGAATCATGCTTGCAGGTCTTATTTTCAACACAAGTGAAGATGAGATACAAGCTTTAATGATGGCTGAAAGGGAAAAGTTTGAAATTGTCATGGGTTTGGTCAGGGAGAAATCCTTCCCAAACGCCAAGAAGGAGTAGGTGATTCCGACACACGGAAACCTATTCCTCCACCAAACCTGAAATCTTATTATGTAAATCTCATGGACAAGCCATATTTGCTTCGTCCATGGGAAATACTTGAATTAACAGATAAGCAGATTGTTGAACTTTATTACAGAAAGAGGGATGAAAAAGGAATACCTTTGAGCATTCCTAATGAAGAACATGAATGGTATATGCGAAAGAAACCCATGAGTAAGGAAGATATGCTGTTGCAAAAGTACCTTGCTTTTATGAAAATGGGTTCAATGATCGGTGCGAATCCGAAACAGATGCAGCAGGATTGGATTAAAAAATACGGAAAGATTCCGGTGAGAAATGCCTGATATTCCAATAAAGAATGAAGACGATTTCTCAAAAGATATTGTCCAGGCGGTTGATAAAATTGCATCTGAAGTTGCATCAGCATCTTCTGAATTTACCAAATCTTTTAATGGATTGACCGGATCAATCCAAGCGATGCAAAATGCAGTCGTTGGTGCTATTAATCAGTTAAAAATCAATATAACCAATAATTTTAAAGCAGCGTCTTCTCCAGTAAAAACAAAAAAAGAAGAGGTTGGCCCAACCAGAAAAGAGTTTGAGGCAGAACAAAAAAGAATTTCTGATAATGCAAAAAAAGGAATGCCTGGATTTGTTGGGCCAATAAGTCCTTACACCGAAAAGCCACCCAAAGAAGAATATGGACCAACTAGAAAAGATTTTGAACAAAATATAAAAGATATTTTTGAAAGCATGAAGCCAGGAATGCCTGGATTTGTTGGTCCACAAACACCATATATTGTTAAGCCTTCAAAAGAAGAATATGGACCAACGAGAAAAGACTTTGAAGAAGAATTAAAAAGACTTAATGAGGAAGCCAAACCAGGAAGAAGCGGATTTCAAGGGCCACAGACTCCTTACACTTTTCAACCTCCTAAAGAAAAATATGGGCCAACAAGAGACATAATATCTACTATTAATGAAAATGCCAATCAAGCTGGTCAGGCATGGTCTAATCTTTTTAACAATATTCAAAAAGAAATTAATGAAACTGATGTTTCGTTCGCAATAGACATTAATGAACAAATACAAAAACTTGCTGATGAATTTGAAAATGAACTTGGCCCTGCCATTCAGTCAATTGATCCATATTTGCTTGATGCAAGATCGACATTTCAATCATTAAAAGATGATCTTGATGAAATGGCATCTGTAGCTAGTGAAGCACCCCAGTCAATTGTTGAATTGACAGATTCTTTGAAAGACTTGATGAGTCAAGTTGATGAAGAAAGAGTCATGTCGAAAATGGGTCCAAAAAGTTTAAAGGATGTATTTAATATCGTTTCTGCTGGAACACAGGAGATACCAGAAGCAATACCTTTGTCACCCAGAGGTCCACAGGGGCTTGGAGATGTATTTAGAATTGTTGCTGCTGCCACTCAAGAAATTCCAATGGCACAAAGAGTGCTTACAAAAGATGAAATAAGAAACCCTCAACCAGCATTTGGACAATTAAATCAAGCCTCAAATCCATGGCAAAATCTTTTTTCAAATATAAGTCAAGATATAAAAGGCAAACAAAATGCAGAAGCACAGAAGCAAAGAGATGCAGAAGGTCTTTCTGCCGGTATGCAGTTTGGGCCTTCTAGGGAATT